CCGCCTCCACCAGCAACAGGTATCGGCGCAGGTCACGAATGTCGTCGATCAGGCCCTCATCCCGGCGGTCAGCTTCAGCATGGGCGAAAATGTCGAATTGGGGAGGCCCCAAGGTTGGGTCATTGGGCTGAACCTGTAGACGTCCAACCTGCGCCTCAATTCGGTCCCACTTGCGGGCCAGCATCATGAACGCCCCGATGCCGCCACGCTTCTTCCAACTGCCGTGGTAGCTGGCCTCCTTGACGTACAGCACCTCAACGTCATGATTGGCGATCCGCTGCAAGTATTCCAGATGATCACTCATTTTCGATGTCCTCAATTTGGGGTAGGTACTGCTGTAAACGCTGGCTGACTTGATATATGAAGTCAGACGTCACTGCATGGCCCAGTGACCCAAGGCTCCCATCCGGTTCTAGCCAGACCATAATGTAACAGTCCGCCCGCATAAACGCCAAAGCTGATTCCATCAACCTATCATCCATGGCCAAAACAGTCGTCAACCCGGCCCCGCTTGTAGTTCCGGGCATACTCGCTCACTGCCGCAGGTATAGAAGCCTCGTGCAACAGTATCGACAAACAAGCGTCCCGGGCCTGGTTCATGAGCGTGTTGCCCATTTCGAGTTCAGACATACAGTATAGGAAAAGCTCCAGCATGTCCAAAGCATGAAGCCAGCACCGTTCCGTAGGGCTCAACCCAAAATCCAGCCCCAACTCCTTCAAAATGCCCGCTTCCACCGCCTTGAGGTCTGGGCTGAGCCACCATTTTGCCGGAGCTGGCATATCCCCCGTCCAGCGTTCAGCTACGTCATGGAACAGCACGGCCCAAATCAAATCGGAACTGGCCCCGGGATTGAGGTGGCGCAATAGGGCAGCCATTCCCCAACTGTGGGTGGCCACGTTGTAGGGCTGATGGTGGGGGGTACAATGAAACCGCTCCACCTTGCCCGCTTCCAAAAGGGCCTTGCCCACATTGGTTAGGGGGTGATCGTACGATTGCGCCACGCTGTGAGTCTCCTTTCCAGCCATTGCTCGCAGGCCATTTTCCAGTCCTCAGCCTTGATGCGCTCGCACCGGGCAATGGCGACTTCATACCGCTCAGGTTGACCCATGCTCTTGAAGGTGTCGTGGACGGCCATCATGGGCAAGGCCACGTGCCGGAAAAACGGGTCACGGTAACCCATCACCCTGCCCTCAGCACTGAGGAACACATCCAAATCCTCCATCCACTGCTCGATAGACACGCTGACCATGGGGAACGGGGCCACCCAACCGTCATAGGGGTTCGGGGGCTTGTCCTTGGAGAACATAGGCTGGGCGGCGCAGTCAGCCAACCCCCGAACCTGCTCATAACTGTCCAGGTAGGCATGCCAGTTGTCACTGACGTGCCAGTATTTGCCCACGGGAGTACCGATCCAGGCCGCCATGACTTCCTGGAGCACACTGAAGTGGACGGCGTTGGCCCCATAGCATCCCAGCACGATGTCGTTGCTGCGGCAAAACACCGTCATGTCCAGTGCGCCCAGGTGGAGTTGGAAGTGGACCACCAGGTTGCAGGGCACATCACGCAGTTCTTTCTGAAGTGGGAGGTCGTTGCAGCAGTCCCACATCTGGAGCACCTGACGGCGGTTGTTGGGGTCTTCCTTCAACGCCTCCGCAATCAACCTCAGCTGATCGATCTGGAACCAATGGCGCCAGCGAAAGCCATAGGCTCCATGGAACACTTTACCGTCATCACTGAAGTCTCCCATGCGTTGGACAAAGCGGGTCAGTGAGCCCACATCATTGCGGCCTCCCAGCATCCACAGTGCCTCATACAGATGGAAGAACGGGTTGGCATCACGTTGGGGCCAGAACACCACCCGCTCACGGGGTCGCTCGTACACGGTGGTGACCGGCTCAGGGCTGACCAATACCTCCCCATTGCGTGAGGGACTGGAGCGTCCGATGATTCCCATCAGCCGCACCGCCTCGGGCAAAGCCTCGTGGACGTTACGGGCACGGATTACCTGCACAGTCGGTCCTCCAGTTCTTCATCAGACATGGTAACCATATACTGGCCCAGGGCGCGCAGGAGCTGGAGCTTGATGGTCCGCTCCCGGGGGTGGGGCAATGCGTCAAGGATGGCGCGAGCATGATTCGCGGTGGCTCCGGTGTACACGCCCGGGCTATCCACGTTGGGAACATGGATGTCCCAGTCCCGAATGACAAACCAGATGGCGTTGAATTCTGGCGATTCCAGTTGCTCCGGGGTAGGGTCGGGCCAGGCCTTGGGTACACAACCACAAGCCGGATGACAGACACAACCCCCATCACCCCGTAGGGGATTGCCGTGAATGCATATCAGCACGTGAACCTCCGCTTCATTTTGCCGCCCTCTCCAGCACGCTGGTATTTGTCAAACTCGCACAGCCAGTGCTCCACTTCACGCATTTCCCACTGGGGCCAGCTTTCGGGCCAGTAGAAACTATCCGGACGTGAAAGTCTCAGCAACTCTCTCATTTGGTGGAGCATCCAAATACTGCGCGGCTTGTCCGTTTTTCCAAACACCCGGCGCAGCCCCCGCTGGGCTCCGGGGCCGGGGTTGGCCCAGGTCATGATGTCGGGTGCATGTCGAAACAAGCTATGACGCAGATCACTGACGATTTCATAGGCAGTGAATGGACCTTGGAGGGGGGCTTCAATCAGAGCCGCATGCGCAGCCTGGAGACTTGAAGCTCGCAACACTCGGCGATCAAAGCCCCCCGTGATAAACTCTTCCATCCTCCAGCAAATGCCGTCCAACTTGTTCATGCCCTTGGGGGTGCGCACAATGTAGGCTCCAGTGACTATCCGGGGTGCACCTTCCATAGCTTTGCGGACCTTTTCCGTGTTCCAACCCTGCTTCAACAGAATAGGCAAAATGCGCTCACCAGTTGCGATCAGGTTGAAGGTCCGAAAAGCCACAGTGGCTAGCAGCTGACGTCGTGCGGAGGCAAACATCATCGGCTCACGCACGTTTTCCCGAAACCAAATGGTGGTTTTGTCATCCTCCCGGAACACATTGCAAAAACGGTACTGCTGGAATACGGGGTCATCCGTCCAATGAGTACCACCAGCCTGACGAGCCAACATGATGTTGTAGCGTTCCCTGGCCGTATCAAAGAACTGCTCCACTAGCATAAGAACTCCTTGGTCCAGCATAGTACCTGTCCCCGGGTGCCCCATTGGGCCGGCAATCCGGCTTTGGTGAGACGGCTCATGGCCCTGGAGATCACCCGGACCCGATTGGTGGTGTTGGCGGGATTAACGGGCGCGGCTTCTGGGTTCCTCAGAAGCCGTCGCCCGTTAATCGCAGCAAGGCACTCCTCAATTGGGTGATCAATAGCCAACACCCTCAATTCAGAAAAGCTCTTGGACAACTCCACCGTGCGTCGCACTTCCTCAGACACCAACAGCCCCTCAAACAGCACGTTGGCTCCACGTTCAGCCCAGGAGCGGACGAGGTTGAAGATGGTGTCCTGGCCGTGGATGGTATCACATCCCCCGCACTGGCTTTCGTAATGGCCCGGGATGAACAAGCCCCCGGATGTGGAGTAATATCCAAAGGGCTTTTTGCGACCCTCCAGCATCACCGGTTCAAAGCTGTCCTTGCCCCCGTACCGGTCCATCACCTGTCGGATGATGTGGGATTTGCCGCTACCACTGGTGCCGCGGATGTTGACGATCATAACAGTGCCCCCAAGGTGTGTTCCAACAGGTCCGCTAGCTCATTGCGCGTGCCATGGACAACCCTTACCCCATTGGCCTCCAGCTTCAGCAGAGCAGCCTTGGTCTGGCGTGCCCCACTGATGGTGGACGCGGGATTAACGTCCGCTGCGTCAGGATTTTTCTGACGTCTGCGGGCGTTGATCGAATCAAGGCACTCCTCGATAGGAAGATGAATCCCCCACACCTGCATTTGAAAGTCCTTGGATAGCATGATGGTGCGCTTGGTCTCGTGGCTCCACAGCAACCCCTCAAACAGCACATGCTGTCTTTGAAGAGCGCGGTCTCGAACCACATCATGAATGAAACCCCATGAGGGTAGCGTGTCCGTGCCCCCGCACACACACTCATAGTTGCCCGCCACAAACACTCCCCCTTGCAGCCATTCGGGGCCATGGTCGCCAGGGTGCAAGTACCCCACAGGCCGTTTCCGCCCCTCAATGAACTGCGGCACCCACCCCGGGTGGTCCGCCATGAAGGCGCGCACCATGTGGGTTTTACCTGTGCCGCTAGTTCCCCGGATGTTTATGATCATGGTTCCTCGGGGGGTTGGGGATAGCCTCGGCCAACATGGCCATGCGCTTGAGCAGCTTGGCCCACTCGCGTGCCTGCCACGGCGTCAGTTCAATCATTTCATCGTTGAGCGCAGGCTGGAATCGGACCACAACCTTGTGATTGCGTGTTCCAAAGCTCATTTTGCGCTCAACAGGTGCTTCATCGGTGGAGGGGGTCTTTTCATCCATGACGCCTGTATCCATTTCTGGGTTTGAAGCCTGGATCCAGTTCTAGCCCTTGGGCACCTCAGGCAGTTTGCCATAGGCCACCGCGTACCTGGCCACAGCCTGGATCCATTCCTGTGCCTCCAGCACAGTAGTGGTATGGACGGTAAACTCCACCCGCACCTTTTCGCGAACTGACAGTGGCTGACAAGACATCGGGGTCACAGTGAGAATCAAATCAGCCGGCATACGGCACCCCCTCAAACTCCGGAAACATGGCCCGGGCAACCTCTTCCCCCAGTTTGTCGCCATGGTCCAACACCCCTTGGATCTCGTGCTGGTGGCTACGTCCGGGCACATCGTTGCAGTAGGCACACCACGTACCCTCAACCCGGCTGGTGGCCACCACAAGCACACACGTGGCCAACGCATAACTGCGTTGGTAGGGTTTGAAATTGCCAGGGTCCGCAAAGTGGGCTTCCCAGTCCATCATTCCCCCTCAAACGTGTTCAGGTCGATGGGAGTGAGAGCCGTGGCTAGGCCCAGGCGCGTGTCCCCGCAGGGCACCGGCTTGCCGCTGTCCGAACAAGTCAGACATCCCTGCGGAGGACACACATCCAAGGGCTTGAACAACCCATCACGCTTCACGTACACCGGCACCCTATGGCCGTGGCACTGGTCACTGGTCATGTACTTGGGGCCAAGGTTCACCCCGGTCTTGTTGATGATTTTGCCAGCATCGTCGCGCTGGTACTCATACTCATAACACAAGGACATGGTCACTCCAGCTTCTTTGCACTCCTTGCTGAACATGTCCAAGGCCATAATGCGGTACTCTTCAGCTATGGTGCGCACCCCACCGATGTTCTGCGTGAACAGCTTTTTGAAGTCCCCGCCCCGGCTGGGCCCAAAGCGGCTGATCATGTTGTTGATCAGTGCGGTGACTGACGTATGGACGATCTCCACGAACTTGAAGATCAGGTGATCTGCACCCGCAACGACCACCCCAACCAGGTCCGCAACGGCACCGTCGGCACGATCAGCGACATCGACC